AATCTCCGTTTTTACCTTCTCCTCAATATCAGGAATGAATTCTTTCAGAATTTCCCTGATATGAGGGGCTACCAGGATCAATTTATCTACTACGGGCCAATTGATCTGTTTAGGAAAATTCGAGAAAACTTCATAACTATGAAGCCTGATTATAACTTTTTTACCCTTGATCCCTTCATAATTCGTTCCCATAATGGCCGTCTGATTACACCATTCCAGCCAGACAATATCGGCCCAGTCGATTGCATTATAAATCTCCTGTTGGGTCCTGACTATAAATTTCCTGATGGTATAATCGCCTGACAAGCCTTCGATTATCGGATCTATGAATTGGTCAAGCCCTGCCAGGCATATAAAACTTATCTTTTTCATTTATTCTCCTTTCTATGTTTCAAATTTTTCGCCACTGCTTCTGGTGATCGCAATTCCCTGCTTAATTGCTTTTAATTTTGCTGCTGCTTCGGATTTTTCGTTGCCAGCGGTATAAGTATAACAAGCACCGCTATCCCCCCAGCGCCACCCTGGAGAATTTTCTTTTCTACAACGTTGAAGAGGCATAATTATCCACCTTCTTTTCTAAAATTTTTCTATGTATTTTTTTATGACAATCTTCACATAAAGTTATACCGTTATTTATATTCCATAATTCTTCACAATTTAAAGCTTCTTCTAAAGTAGTAATTTCATATTTTTGTAAGATAGAAGAAAAACTTTTTTTATGGTGAGCTTCTAAATTGCCACCTTTGTTATCTCCACAATCTTGACAAGTAAAATTATCACGGGTAAAAATATCGCTTCTCCATTGACGATATTTAAAACTATGTCTTAATTGTTCTATTAATGGAGTAATTCCACCTTTCCAATTTCCAGAATGTTCGCTTATCTCTAAAAAAGTAAGAATATTTTCAGTAGCTTTTTCTTTCTGTAAACATCCACAGCTTTTAGTATTACCTTGAAGTAATGAATTTGAATAAACTTCTACAATTTTCCCACAATCACATTTACATTCCCAAATAACTGCCCTATTTTTTCTTTTTCCTGTATCTTTAAGAACAATCAATCTCCCATATCTATTACCAATAATATTTTTTATATTTGCTCCCGCTCTATCAGCCCCTATTTTTGCTATTGATTCTTTTTGTAAACAACCGCAACTTCGAATAGCACCACTTGTAAGATTTCCAGAGCTAACTTCTATTTGATTATTGCAATCACATTGACATTTCCATATTACTTCTCTACTATTAGTTCTTTTGTTAGTCATTCCAATTACAATTAATCTACCATATTTTTTCCCAATTTTATTTTTTATATTCTTATGTATTTTCATATACCTATTATACCACAAAACTCCTTATTTACCAACAGTTTGAGGCATTTATTTCACCTCGATTATCTCTTCTTTTAATTTAAAATCTTTAGTAAAATTGTCAGTTACCCAATATGGTGTATTCTTATATCCCGCTATCTTCTTAGCATTCAGTTTTACCCAATTCGCCGCCTTTTTGGGAATCTTCGAAATATACTTTGACCTGGGGATCTTCCCGGTTTTCATAAATTTAAGCGAATCCTTTTCTTTTAGCATGATTGAGGTTGTATAGCATAAACAGCCCACGTGCCAGGTCATAAAGACAAAGCCCTTCGGGTATTTGCCAGCCAGATCATCGCACATATCAAGCCGGGGATGGGAAGCCGATAAATGAACCTCAAACCCGGTTACAAAAGGTAATTGCTGTCTCCTGAGGTGATCGCTCATTCTGTAGGCCATGTTAATCTCATTTTTGGCAAGCCTCAAAGCATTTCTGTAGGAACTCCTGTAAATCCCCGCTCCCGGATGGTAGCCTTTGGCCGCCTTACTTAAGACAAGTCTCCCTTCTTGCCTGACCCTTCTGAATAATCTGTTCGGCTCATTCAAATACTGCTTAATGTCTCCTGCAATCCCAGCTGCTGATTTTCCTGTTGTAATTCCACTTGATAATAAAAGTTCTATCTGGTCTTTTGCCCCGGCCACTATATTCCAAACTCTCTTGCTAATCTTCAATCCCGCTGTAGTCCGTGTAAGAAAAGAATTTAACGCTCCAGTATTTAACTGATTAAAGGAAGTGGGTATACCATTTTTGCTTAGCTTTATCCCTTCAGCCCACTTTCCCACCAGTTTATTATTTTTAAGATTCGCTAAATCCCAATTAGATACAACTCCATCACCAATACTGACTTGAATATCCTTATGAAGTTGATTTAGTATTATATCTACTTGCTTTTCTAATCCTTTATTTATTTTATAGAATGAACCTTGAGATATTTTAGTTGGATTTTTCAATTCAAAAATGCTGATTCTTTTTGCCAAATCCTTTGACGCCTGGTTCAATGCTGCTTCAACCTTTATATTATATTTGATTATATTCTGTATGTTTTTCTTTTCGAATTGATCTTCAATTCCCATCCAAATCCCCTTATAAATTTCCTTTTACCTGTCCGGAGACAGTTCCTCACCATATCTGACCTCACCTTACCGCAACCCACCTTACCGTGCCAAACCTTACCCAATCACATCTTATTAATTGAATTCTATTACTTCAAATCTACCAAAGTGAGGACGCCAATCGCCAATTCCAACAAATTTTCCAGCAAATTCCACTATCTCTTTAAGAATATCCTTTAACATTGAATCATCCATAATTAATAAAGTAAATTCTGCTTCCCAACCTTTCTTAAATGCAGGTCTGCTTCTTAGAATCTGATTCCTTTGAATCTTAACAAATTCCTGATGATTATAATCAAATGTTTTCTTACCTAAAGAAATTTTATCAGGTTCAATTTCAACGGTAGCATTGACCATATCTTTATAAGTTTTTCCCATTCTACCTTTGATTTTAAAATTTACTGCCGCTTTTACTAAAGAAGCTCTTAATTGTTTTGAAGGAATATAGCAACCTATCTCATCATCAAAATATAAAGAATTTTCCGCTTCCTTAGAATAGTCAGCTTCACCGGATTTTTGTCTTGAATTATCATCTTCAAAGGGTCTTTTATGTTGTAGATAATCGGCAATCCCTTTAATTTTTATTCGAACCTCGTAAGCCATTTTATTTTCTCCTTTCTTATTATTTTTGGCAAGTCTTATGGCAATCGACCACACCAAACCACACCTGACCAAATACCTCCCCGGAGGGAGTTCCACACTTTACCAAACCTGACCAAACCACACCGCACCGAACCGAACCGAATCTTACACCACCCCACCATACCCAACCGTAAACCTACCCGAAGGTAGTTCCCCACCGAACCATACCCAGCCATATCATACCGAGCCACATCTTACCATACCGAATCCTACCGAACCAAAATAAACCGAACCCAACCAAACCATATTCGTTACCTGCCTAAAGAGGCAGTTGCTTACCTTAACCCGCCCTGCCAAACCTAACCACTCCCCACCTGACCCCACCGAACCTAACCACGCCACACCAAACCATAGAAGTATTTCTTTAATAATTTTCTTGTAATTTTCTTATCCAAATAATTAATAACCGAATTTGCTATCCTTAAACAATTTACCCCATTAATCTTACAAATTCTATCCTTCTTTGAATCCCTGACTTTTTGTCTTCCATCTTTAAAATGTGCCGAGCCGCCGGGCTCGACAATACAAATTAGTTTATTATGCCGAAATACTGATATATCTGCATGGCTATTATTATTCCAGAAGGATTTTAACCATTGATTCTCCGGCTCTGGGAATAGTTCTTTTAAGGGAATTTTTACTTTAAATCTTAACCGGGGAAATTCATTTACCAAGTGAGAATATAATTTCTCTATTATCAACTCATCATTTTGTATCATTTAACAACCTCCTAAATGCTATTATCTTCCTAATAAAAAAAGAGCCACCAAAGAAGTATTAAACTTCTTAAAATGGCTCTCTATTTTGGAGCTCTGCAAATATTTTTTTATTAGATTATGTTAGTAGTATAGTATACTAATAAAAGATTGTCAAATTTATTTTAAAGTCCCCTTTTCTAATAAACTTATATTTTCCTTATCAGCTTCTATCATTACCTTTGGTAAAATATTCTTTTCTTTTGCCGCTTTAATTAAAAATCTAATATCCTTGCTCAAACATTTTCCCCCTGCTCCTCGATAATTATCGAATAATGGATCAAGATGCATTGAGTTAATATATTTATCCAGCTTGAAGGCCTCGAATAATTTATAATAATCGGCCCCGTATTTTTGACAGATATCGTATAATTCATTTCCGAATACTACTTTTATGGTGTATAAGCTATTTAAGGCCACCTTCAATAATTCTGCTTCTACCGGTTTCATCATCATTATTTTATTTTTATTATCTACCACACGCTTGAATAGTCTTTTAAATATCTCGAATACTTCTCTTTCTTTAGTACCCACAATTATTTTGTCAGGACAGATTTCATCTAAAAATGCTGTCCGCTCTGTCAGAAATTCAGGCAGATAGACGAATTCCCTCTTGTATCTTTTTGCAAACTCATCAGTCATTTCCGGCATAATAGTAGATCTTATAGCGATAATTCCTTTTTTGTTTTTAGAGGTTACATAATTTACTGCCATCTTGACATCTTCAAATTTCATGTCGGCTTTGGTAGGTACGCAAATAAAAACAATTTCGCATAAGGTTATATCGCAACCGAGCAATTTAGCTGGATCATATCGTTGAACAAAATGCCCCATATCTTCTAATAATTTGGCAAGGCTTTCACCGATAACTCCACATCCTATTATGCCAAGATTCATTCTTTTAAGCTTCATAAGATTCTCCTAATTTTGATGCCTCTCCCTTTTCCTCTTCCATTCTTTTAATATCTTCCTCTGCATCGCTCACAAGGGGATTTTTCTTTACGGCCTCGTCCTGGCTCATTATTGCCTCTCCACCGCGGGCGGTTGATAAAGATTTCACCATCTCCGTTATACTTTGAGGTAGAATATCCCCGAATTGAATCGATATATCCATCTCTTCCAAGTTCTTTTTAGACTTCACATCGGTTATGGATAATATCGCTTTTAATAGATTAACTCGCCTGGTCAATCCCTCTCCGAATACTTCCTCTTTGTCTTTTGCTTTCAGGATCGCATCCATAAAAAGGAATTTGAGGGCTTCTCCTGATGTCTTTGTTAGTCCCTGGACGTTGTTGAAGGATAGATCAGGGGTAGAAGTTATAGAATAGATAATATCTTTTAGGGTTTTATACTCTAACTCAGTGGCCTCGGGTGCGTGCTTCCAAGTAAGGTAATCGGCATCCCCATATTCAATTTTGCCTTCTGCTCCAACTTCACCTTTAAATCGCAAGGTCTTACCTATCTCGCCTTTCTCTGGTGGATCGATAATTTTTCCTTTTAATTTTATTATAGGTGCTCCAAAATAATCATTGGTATCGGCAAATTTACTGATTAGCATTTCTATTCTGTCGATTTCGCTTTGCACATCTTCCCATTCCGGCTTGGCTTGCACATAGTATATTACCGGGATCTTTCCAAAGTGGTTATCTTTCTTATCTACCTGCCAGGCTTCCTTTTTTATTCCAAAGAAAACCTTTTCGGCAGTATAAATATCGATATGATCATAAGTCTTTTCATCTGTATCTAATAATTTATACCGTCTCGTAAAGGCATCCAGATCACCGTTGTTATCAAAGTGGGCATATATCTCATCGCCATTTTTGTTACATAGAAGAGCCACTTTGATATGTTTCACGTTATCGCTATCGATTATTACATACCAAAGCTCGGCCACCTTCGTTTCCACAAATAGCCGGCGTGCTAGTTTTTTGTTGAAATAATCTAACTTGTTTTTGTTCCAGATGTTATCTATCAAGTCAAAGGTTTCCTGGTATTTATCCTCTTTGTTATCTAATATTAGCTTAGCAGGTTCACCGAATAAAAAGGATACGGCCATATTGACAATCTTTTTCTGATATCGGATAACCAGTTTGGCCTGGGAAACTACCTTTGACGTTGCCCCTTTTCCGATGGTCTTTACGGGTCTGTCGAGGATGTCATGCTCCCCCTCGTACTGTTTTGTGTAATCCTCGACTTTTCGTTCTACCGGGTCTTTACACAAGATAGCGGTCAACTTCGAAAAATCACTTTCGTGCTTTTCTAAAATCTCTTTTATATTCATAATAATCTCCTTTCGCTCATTTACTTTACATAATGCCTGTTATAGGACTTTGTCCTCTTTATCTACTTTTAGAATATCCCTAATTCCTCAGCAGTATAGGGCTTTTCTTCTTTCTTCTCATAGATCCGGTCGTTAAGGGCATAACGAACCTGGTCCATAAAGTGATTAAATTTGTCCACCGGCACGTTGATGACGTTGCCGTCTTTGTCCTTTTTCCATTGATATAGTTGGATCTCGTTGATTGCGTTCTGGCATTTCCGATCAATTATAATTTGAAATTGCTTTAGATACTGAATCCCAAAATTAACACTTCCTGGACCTTTCCTGGCAGCTAAAGCTTCAATTCCGTATCCCCTCAATTCCGCTATTGATTTCGGTTCAGAGGAATCACACCGGATATATTCTTTCCCGATGGCCGGTTTCAGTTTCAATGCTATAACATCATTAGTCAGTCCCTTC